AAGTACCAAGACAAAGAAAGAATTGTAGAATTAAATAATCAGTTTGTACCAGTCAAACCTACTGAGTGGAGAAACAGATTTAATATTAGTATTACTGTTGGTTTAGGCTCTGGTTCTAAAGAGCAGCAGATTATGATGCTTAATAATATTTTAGAAAGACAACTTCAAGCTTTTCAATTGCAAGGCAATAGAGAGTTTCCAATGGTAAGTCTTAAAAATATTTATAATAGTTTATCTAAAATTATAGAAAATGCTGGTTTAAAAAATGTTGAGAATTACTTTGTTAATCCTGATATGGGTAAAGGTATGGTTACACCTCCACCTCCACCACCATTAACTCCAATTGAAAAAATTGAGTTTAGAAGAATTGCTAGTGAAGAACAAAGAAAAATTGCTGAGCTTGAGATTGAACTGAAAAAAGTTAAATCTGAAAATGCAGAAAATTTAATTAATAACGAAATTAAAATTAAAGAATTAGAGCTTAAATACAATGCTCAATTAGATTCACAACAAATAAAGGCAGATGCAGACTTAAATAAAATGCTAGTAGCAGAGTCTACAAGTGATTTTAGAAAAGCATCTGAGCAATCGCAACAAGTTCAAGATCAGATAAGAGAATTATATGGACAAGGATCAAGAGGGCAAACTCCAAAAGGAACTGAGCCAGGCGAACAAAGCTAAGCAGCTTTTTGAAAATCCTTTATTAAAAGAAAGTTTTGATAAATTAAAAAAACTTTACGCAGACAGTTTATTTAATACTGGTGCTAAAGAAACTGAAACTAGAGAAAAACTTTGGTTAGCTTACAATGTAGTAGGCAAAGTAGAACAAAATTTATTAGAAATGATTGATACAGGAAAACTAGCTAACAAACAGCTAGAAGATTTTCGTAAAAATATCAAAAATCAAAAATTCTAATCACTAAGGTTAGGATAAGTCAACCTTACACAACAGGAACTTAACTAATAGGAGTACAACATGGCAGACAATTATGCTAATCCTTTGCAGGAAGCTGAAACTGACATACAAAAAGCAACAAAAACAATAAGTGGTTTATTAAATCCATTAAATCAAAAAGAAGAAGAAACGATTGGACAACAAGAACCACCACAAGAAGAAATTAAACAAAATTCTCCTGAACCTACACAAGAGGAATCTGTAGAAGATCAACCTCAGGAACAGGAAATAAGTGAGGAAGCTGAATCGCAAGAGGAAGTTTCTGAACAAGAAGTATCTCAAGACGAAGAACAAATTGATACTCAAGAGAAACAAGATTCCCCATTGCATAAAGTTAAAGTCAATGGACAAGAATTTGAAGTTACCCTTGATGAGTTGAGAAATGGTTACTCAAGAGATGCCGATTACAGACGAAAGACTGAGGAATTGTCTTATGAAAAGAAACAATTCATGTCAGAGTCTGAAAAGCAAAGGCAAGACTATTCTGCAAGGCTAAATGAAGCTAGTCAGATGCTGTCTATGGCACAACAACAACTCAATTCAGACATTAATTCTGCTGATTTAGAGAAGTTGTACGAAGAAGATCCAACTGAAGCTGCAAGGATTGAACATAGGTTACGAAAAAAGCAAGAAAGAATAAATTCTGCTGTAGCCAAAAACCAAGCTGAGCAAAAAAAACAGTTTGATGGCTTTTTAAAAGATCAACAAGTTAAATTGGTATCAAAAATGCCAGAATTTAATGATCCAGAGAAAGCTAGTAAACTTAAATCTTCTATGAAAACAACTTTAAATGCTTATGGGTTTAATGACCAAGAAGTATCACAAGTTTATGATCATAGAATAGTAATGTTGGTAAACGATGCTATGCAATTTCGTAATTTACAAAAAGCAAAACCAAATATTGCAAAAAAAATTACAAAACCTGGCAAAGTTTTTACTTCTGGTGTCAAACAGACAAAATCTGATGTAACTCTAAAAGCTAGAAAGGATAAGTTGAGCCGACTAAAGAAAACTGGCAGTCATAAAGATGCTGCTAGTATTTTTTTAGACATGATTAACAATAAATAACTCAAATAAGGAGAACAACATGGCTCAAGTAACTAATACATTTAGTGTCTATGACGCAAAGGGTCTAAGAGAAGATTTATCAGATATAATCTACTCTATAGCACCTACTGAAACTCCATTCATGTCAGGTATCGGCAAAGAAAAAGCAACTGCTGTATTACATGAGTGGCAAACTGATAGCTTAGCATCTGCTGTAGCTACAAACGCACAAATAGAGGGTGATGAAATCGCTTTCGCTGCACCAACAGCAACAGTCAGAGTAAATAACAGAACACAGATTTCAAGAAAATCTGTAATTGTTTCTGGTACATTAGACTCTGTATCTAAAGCTGGAAGAAACAACGAACTAGCATACCAAATCTCAAAAGCTTCTAAAGAGCTTAAAAGAGATATGGAAAGTTCATTAACTGCTAACAATTCATCTGTAGTTGGTGATGACTCTACTGCTAGAGAACTTGCTGGATTAGCAGGTTGGATTCAAGCAAACAATGATGCTGGAGCTGGTGGAGCAAATGGTCAAGTATCTGGTGCTGATGTACCTGGTACTGCTAGAACTGATGGAACTCAAAGAGCTTTCACAGAATCTCAACTTAAAAATGTAATTAAACAATGTTGGGATGAGGGTGGCGATCCATCAATGATCATGCTTGGCTCTTTCAACAAACAAGTGCTATCTGGTTTTACAGGTGGATCAACTAGATTTGACCCTGCTGAAAACAAAAGATTAGTAGCTGCTGTTGATGTATATGAGTCTGATTTTGGTGCAATGACTGTTGTACCTAACAGATTCCAAAGAGCTAGAGATGTGTTTGTTTTACAACCAGATATGTTTGCAACTGCTTTTTTAAGAGATTTTTCTCTTATGGATCTTGCAAAAACTGGTGATGCTACAAAACAAGCATTATTAGCTGAGTACACACTTGTTTCAAGAAATGAAAAAGCAAGTGGTGCTATCTTTGATGTAACTACATCATAATCAATTTAATTATAGGGGGAGCAATCCCCCTATATCTAATTAACATTTTGTTTGGTCTTTGAAGATTTTTAAAGTCGGAACGAAGCAAACTTATAAGGAAAAAACATGAGAACTTTAAACGATTATTTTTTAGAGTGTCATTTAGATGATGTTTCAACTGCTGGAACTGTAAGAGTTGCAGTACCTGATGGTGGTAGAGTAATTAAAATTACTTCTGTATTAGGTGGAACAATTTCTGGTGCTAACGCAGGTATTACTGCAAAAGTTGGTACAACAAATATGACAGGTGGAACTATCACTATTGCACATAGTGGAAGTGCTGCTGGTACTATTGACACTTGTGAGCCTACTGGTGCTAATTCAGTTGTAGAGGGTGATTTTATTGCCATTGCTTCTGATGGTGCATCTACAGGAACTCATTCTGCACATTTTACAATTGTGATCAGAAGATAAACAGAATTTGGGGGATCTTGCTTAGCCAGTACTTCCCCCAAGTACACAACAAAATTTATAAACAAATAAAGGAAACAATTATGCCAATGGGAAAAGGAACTTATGGTTCAAAAAAAGGTAGACCAGCTAAAAAAGGTAAAATGAAAAAATCAAAAAAAATGAAAAGTAAAAAGGTAAAATATTAATGAAAGGTAAAATGAAAGGCAAAGCAGTTCTAACTGCTAAGCAAAGAACTTTACCAAAAAAACTTCAAGCAAAGATTGTTAAATCTAAAATGAAGAAAAAAAGAAAATAAGGAGAAAACTAAGATGGCTTATAATTATGGATTATTTCCAATTAAGACACAAAAGGTTACATCAAGTGGATCAAGTGCAGCAACAACTGATGCTGTATTAGCTCACACTCAGTTTGTAAGACTTGTAGCTTCTGCTAATGGTCATGTTGCTTTTGGTGGATCACCAACTGCTACTACATCTTCAATGTATATACCTGCTAATGATATTGAAATAATAAAAATTAGACCAGGTGAAAAAGTTGCATTTATAGGTAGTGGCGATTTATATGTTACTGAATTAAGTGGCTAAGAAATTTAAAGATTTTGTTGCACATGAACCTGTGCATCACAAAACATCAATTGGTCGTTATCCAAGTCTTTGTAAAATGAACAAAAAAAAACGAAAAAATTTCAAACCCTACAAAGGGCAAGGTCGTTAATGTCAAAGAGTGTAGAAAATAATGGTTTAATAAGTGATGTGTTTACAGACACAGAAAAAGGTGTTGTGCATGAAAGAAAAATTAATCACAAACCAATATTAGATCATAATAAAAAATTATATACTCAAAACGATGGCTACAGTCCAGATAAAGGTCTTAAAAGAGTTGCGTCTATACCAATTCTAGTTTTAGAAGTTTGGGCAAAAGAATATAACAAAGATCAAAACAATGGTAACTGGTTTGCATTACCTAAAGATGTGCAAACAAAAATATTAAAAGAAAAATTAAATAGTTCTGATTATAGATATTTTAGAACTGCACCAGGTAAATTTTAATGGCACTTACAAATTATACAACTTTAAAAACATCAATTGCTAATTGGTTAAACAGATCAGATTTATCTAGTGAGATAGCTGATGATTTTATTGTACTTACAGAAGCTGATTTTAATTCTAAATTAAGAGTTAGAAAAATGATTAGCTCTGCTGATGTAACAATAAATGCAGAGTCTGTTGCCTTACCAACTGGTTTTTTACAAATAAGAGATTTTTTTATTTTAAGTGGTAGTACAAAACACCCACTAAGATACATGACTCCACCACAAATGGATCAAGTAAAAGGAACTTCACAAAGTGGAATACCACAAGCTTATACAATACTTGGCGACAATATAAGATTTATGCCAAAACCAGATGCTACATATACTGGTAAATTAAATTTTTATAAAAAGTTTGATGCTTTATCTAACAGTAATGCCACAAATTTTATATTAACAGATCATCCTGCAATATATTTATATGGATCATTATTTCATGCTGCTAACTTTTTAGGTGGTTACAATCCACAACAAGTACAAACTTGGCAACAAATGTATGCAACAGCTTTAGAAAGATTAGAATTAAATGATAGAGAAGATCAATTTAGTGGATCACCTCTACAAATAAGAAGTGAAGATACAGTATCATCACCTTTTAGAGATATTTCTATAGCAACAACTAATTCGGCTTAATTATGCAATTACCTTTTGGAGAATGGCTACCAGATCAACCTGAGCATCTAAATCCAGGTGCTACAGTAGCTACTAATGTATATCATGCACAAACAAGCTATAAACCAGTAAAAGGTTTAGTTGCTTATAGCTCAAATAATATTTTAAAAAATGCAAAAGGTGCAGGTAGTTTTAGAAATAATACAAATACAGTATTTACATTTGTTGCAACTAAAACAGATATATTTCAGTTAAGTGCTGGTACTTTTACATCAAGAAAAAGTGGTTTGACTGGTGGCGATACAGATTTTTTTACATTTACTCAATTTGGCAATCATGTAATTGCAAGTAATGGAGTAGATGCACCACAATATTATTTAATGGGTACTTCTACTAACTTTGCTACACTACAAAGTATAGCAACAAGTGGAACTGTACCATTATTTAGAACAAGTGGTGTAATAAGAGATTTTTTGGTTACAGGTAATATAAATAATGCACAAAACAGAGTTGCTTGGTCAGGTTTAAACGATATTGCAACTTGGGAAGCTGGTGTTAAATCAAGTGATACACAAGATATGCCAGGCTCAGGTGGACAAGTTGTTGCCATAACCTCTGGTGAGGTTGGTTATGTATTTAGACAAAACCAAATAGTTCGTATGGACTTTGTAGGTGGAAATGTAGTTTTTAGATTTTCAGTTATATCACCGAATAGAGGAGCTGTGTATGGACAAACTGTTTGCCAAGACAACAGGCAAATATTCTTTTATGCAGACGATGGATTTTTTCAGATCAATGGTGATCAGATATTACCTATAGGTTCTGAAAAAGTTAATAGATTTTTTGATAGTGATTTAAACAAAGCATTTAGTGATAGAATTGCTGCTGCTGT